TAACTCAAAATAGTTGGTTTGCTGCACCTAGTAGAGTACAAGGAATTGAAAAGGTATTACAAAACATAGAACAAAATCTTAACTCTAAACATAAAAATTTACAATTTTCAGCTAAATATATAGGTACTAACAAAAGTACAGGTATGGAAGCTCAAATACAATCAGCAGATAGAAAAGCTATTGAGAATGTTTTAAATACTAAAGACGTATTAACCACTAACGCAGCTATTGATTATAAGCACTTAGTTAGCGATATGAAACGTTTATATTTAGATGAACAATTTGCAGACGACGCTAATAAATGCCTTTTAGCTTTTGAACTTAACAAAGGCGTATTAAATTATTTCGCAAAGGACAGCACATTTGAAAATCAAAATCAAGGCATTATTAATTGGATTCAAAACTCAATACAAGGAAGTGCAGATAACACAATGAATAGTTTATCATCTTCATTTGGTTTATTAGATAAAGGCGAAAAGTTAATAGCTTCATTTGACCATTTACCAATTATGCAAACTTTGTTAAATGAAAAGATAAGCACATTTACTGAGTTTCAAAATAGTTTAAAAATAGCAATTGAAAATCAAACATTATCTTTATCAGATGCTAAAAAAATGAGTGATAACTTCATTAAAAAATTAAAGTTATGAGTATAACAGAAATTAATAAAAAACTAGAAGACAAAACAATTAGTATTCAATTAAGATTAGCTTTAGAAAAAAGAAAAGAAATATTATCAACTGATAAAATTATAAATAAATGTTAGTAGCAAAAGAATTTCCAGATAGACAATTTGAAAGTAAAGCGGAATTATTCAAAGCATTAAAAGAAAATAAAAAAGAATTAGTTTCTTTAAAAAAGTCTATTGAAAAAAGAGCCGACGCTTTTAATTTTGTAGGTGGTTCTGTTGTTAATAAAAACATAAACAAAGAAGAAACTAACAACGGTAACGATATAAACGAATTGCAAGTTAAAGTAGTTATTAATACAACTAACTTTATTGATAGTCATAATGATTTGCATATTAACGGAATTTGGAATAAGTCAGTAAGTGATAATAAAACATTTTTACATTTACAGGAACACGAAAGAGAGTTTGATAAAGTAATTTCAGATAGTGCAATTGGAACAGTTGAGCCTATGACTTGGAAAAGTTTAGGTTTTCCTTATAACGGTAAAACAGAGGCTTTAATTTTTAATTCTACAATACAAAAAAAACGTAATGATTTTATGTTTAATCAATATTCTAATGGGTGGGTAAAAAATCATTCAGTAGGAATGAGATATGTACGTATGGAATTAGCTGTTAATTCTGAAAGTGAATATGACAAAGAAGAAAAAGAACTATTTGATAAATATTATCCAATTGTAGCAAATAAAGAGGTTGCAGATGAAAGAGGTTATTTTTGGGTAATTAGTGAAGCAAAGATAATAGAGGGTAGTGCGGTTGTAATGGGTAGTAACTCAGCAACTCCAACGCTTTCAGTTGAAAATAAAACGGATGCCGATACAATCACACCCGAAATTAAAAACGAGCCGTTAGATAACACTCAAAAAGAACAAGATTTATTAAAACAATTATTAAACAAATTTTAAAAAGATGGAAGAAATTATCAAAGAATTAGGTCAAAAAATTGACGCTATGAAAAATGAAACAGTTTCAAAAGCGGAACTTATCAAAGTAATGTCAGAAGTTGCAGATTTGCAAACTAAAGGTAATGACGTTGCAGAATTAAAAGCAAACATTGAGGAAGTAGCTGCTAAATTATTAGATTTAGAAACTAAAGGCGTTCCAAGTAACACACCAGAAAACTTAGGTTCTTTATTAGCTGAAAAAGCAAACGAACTTAAAGCAATGAAAGAAAAAAGCGGTGCAAGTGTTCAAATTACACTTAAAGCGGCTGGTACAATGGCTTTATCTACTAACACAACTGGACAAATTCCACAAGCTGAAAGAGAGCAAGGGATCACAAGAATTGTAAGACGTAACCCTTTTATTTTAGAATTGGTAAACGTTGGCTCTATTATGTCAAATGTTTGGGAATGGGTAGAACAGAAAAACGCTGATGGTGGTGCTGCGATGACTGCTGAGGGTGCTGCTAAATCTCAAGCTGATTTTGATTTAGTTGTAGCTAGTGCAAACGTTAAAAAAGTAACTGCATATATTAAAGTTACTAAAGAAATGTTAGACGATGTTGAGTTAATGCGTTCAGAAATTGACCAAGAATTAACTGAGTTAATTAACTTAAAAATTGACGACCAATTATTAAACGGTACGGGATTAACTGTAAACTTAACAGGTATTACTACTAACGCTACTGCATGGGCGGCTGGTGCTTTTGCTTTAGCTATTCCAACTCCTACTAAATGGGACGTTTTAAGAACTGCAATTAATCAAGTAAGAGTTAATTTGTTTGAGCCTAACTATATCGTTATGCATCCAACTGATGTTACTGCAATGGAATTATCAAAAGATACAACAGGTCAATACGTAATGCCACCATTCGCTGCATTAGATGGTACTATTGTTTCAGGAATTAGAGTTGTAGCTAACACAGGTGTTACAATTGATAAATTCTTAGTTGGTGATTTCTCTAAATCTGGAGTAAGATTTAAAGAAGGAGTTACTATTAACGTAGGTTATGAAAATGACGATTTCACTAAAAACCTTGTAACTATTTTAGCTGAGGCGAGATTAGTACAAAGAGTTAAATCAAACCACTACGGTGCGTTTGTTTACGGTGATTTCTCAGACGCTGTTACTGCATTAACTAAAGCGTAATAAATGGGTTTTTGGGAAGATACAACGGTGGAAGTTACCTATAAAGGTAAAACTACAAGAGTAGCCAAAGAAGATGCTCATTTATATGTAGATAAAAAAGAAGATAAACAAAAAGCAAAAAAATAAAAAATGGCTCAAATAGTTGATAAATCGTATTTTAACAAACAGAATGTTTTATATATTCCTTTAGCGAGTGAAGCACCGTTACCAAGTGCGGTTACTTCAACACCTAACGATGGGGTTTATATTGACGCTTTATGTGTTGAAATTGAGAAAACTATTTTAGTCAATGCTTTAGGTTTAGCAACTTATAATGAACTTCAATTAGCAATAACGGATTTATTCGTAAATCCGTTATATGCTAAATATGAAAAGTTGGTAAATGGTGAAGAATACGACGGTAAAATATGGATAGGTTTAAAACATGATTTGTCTTTAATTGCTCAGGCAATTTGGGTAGAATATGTAACACAAAAAACTACCAATTTATCAGCAGTAGGAAATTCGCAAGTAAATGTAGAAAAAGGAAGTTTAGTAACACCGATGTATAAGATTGCAAATGCAAGTACTTCATTTATTAAACAATATCAAGGCGAGGTTATTTTATCACCAATTATAAACGGAAATTTTATTGATTGGTATGGTGATAATAATGAAGTAGAAGTTAGTTTATATCGTTATTTAAATGATAAAAAATTAGACTTTACAGATATTGATATGTCAAAATTTGCATTTTACGAACAGTATAATTCTTTTGGTATATGATTTCTTTTGAAGAAAGTTTAGGTAAGTTAATACAATTATTGCCAGTTGTAACAATTGGAAGTAATGACTACTCAATAAAATATAATTGGGGAACTGAGGAAGTACTTAACAAATATCTTGTAGCTAATAAAGAAAATTCATATCCTTTAGTTTGGTTAATTGATGGTACAGATAGAAACGATACCAAAAATAAAACTATTAGCAGAAACGCTCGTATAGTTATTGCAACCAGATCAATGAATAAAGAAGAATTTAACGAGTTTCAATTTCAAACTTATTATAAAGAAATACTTTATCCAATACAAATGAACTTAATTAAAGTTTTAGAGCGTAGTGGAATAAGTCAAATTACTGATGATGTTTATGATTCTAAATTTACACCTAATTACTCATTTAATGATGATAATGGTACTTTAGTTGATATTTGGAATGCAGTAGTTTTGAATATAGGAATTTCTTTTAATACGGATTACCAATGTAGAATAAAACAAGTAAAATTTTAAGATATGGCAAAAGATAAAAAAGAATTGACGGAAAAAACTAATTTTATTCCGGAAGCGAAAGCCGAAATTAAAAAACAGTCATTTAAAATATTAAAGGAATTTCAAACAAGTGAGAAAACTTACAGAAAAGGAGATACTTTTTTACACAATGACAAAAGAGTAATAAATTTTTTAAGAACAAATAAAATCATATAAATATGGGATTAATTAGTCAAGTAGTAAACAATTTATCTTGTGGTGCAAATGCACTAATGGGAACAGGTACAAAATTCTGTCCTCAAGATATTAAAAACCCGACTTTGGTAGCCTTTGTTGAAAAAGGAACAAAGATAGCACCAGCGGATGATTTTAACCTTGCTTATATGCAAGAGTTACAACAAACAGGAAAAGCAATTGTATTATCAAATGTAGTATCTTTTACAGATAACACAGGAGAAAATGAAACAGGAACAAGAGAAAGTACAGGTATTAAATACGGTACTCTGTTATTACCTTATGATTTCACTTTTGTATTTGATAATGGTATTCATTTTTACAAAGCATTAGCTAAATTAGAAGGATCTAAAAACTATGATATTTTCATTTTTGATGTAAAAAATGATATGTTTGGTGCTTTAGACCGTCAAGGTAATTTTAGAGGTTTAGATTGTCAGTACGTTGGTGTTGGTAATTACAAAATCGGTAAAGAAAACTCTCAGAGTTTAATGGTACAAGTTTCAAGAAGTGATTTTGATAATAGTGTTGCTTTTATTTCTAATGAGAATTTAGACTTTACAGCTGAGCAAGATTTAGACGGTTATAATGATATTAATATTACATTAACTGCACCGGCTAACTTAGCGACTACTTTAGCTATTAAAGTTTATGCAAGTTCTAATAATAAATTAGTAGCATTAACAGGATTGGCAAAAGAAGATTTTTTATTGAAAGTAGACGGAGCAAGTGTAACTATTACTACATTAACATTTGATGCGGTATTAGATTACGGAACGGCGTTAAATCCTATCAAAGCTCAAGGTCTTGTTTCGGCTGATTTTGTATTGAATAACGTTACTACTTCTACTGTGGTAACTGTTACAGCTGCTGAAAATACACCGGGTAATTACACTTTGACGTACACCGCTCAAACTACGGGAGAAGATGCTTCGTTGGTAATTGCTAAACCGGGTTATTTAGGTGCGTTCACTTATATATTTGCATAATGAAAGCGCCATACATTGTAGTTGGTAAAATACATTTTGCCGTTGAACATTTGGAAAATCAAACACTTAGCGAAGTGAAAGCGATGTTTCCACATATCAATGCTGAAATTGTAAAAACTGCATGGATAAAAGCAAATCCAAAGAAAAAGAAATAACCTTTGTTTGGGTGAATGAAAGGGGTAAAATGTTATGTTTTACCCCTTTTTTATATTAATTTAGTACACATCTTCAGGCAAATCAAAATTTTCAGTAGAATAAAAATCTTTATAAAATTCCTTGAGAGATATTTTCTCTTCAATGTCAGCTACTGTCTGTCGTTTACCATCTCTAACCCATAGAGATCCTAAATGAGCAAAGTCATATGGAGTCTGGTAAACTGGAGTGATTGGGTTAAACTGAGTCTCTAATTGAGTTTCTATTAGATCCTTCTTATAATAGTACAAACAATTGGCATGTTGTACCCATGAATTAATTTTAATATGACCCTTAGAAGGGGTTATTTTTAAAAGACCCAATCTCTGTAACGTCTTCGCAATAGCAATGCGCATCTTTTCATACAAAGATTCTCTAGTAAGTTGATACCAACCATGATAGTGGGGACGGCCTAATTGCGTAGTTTCTACACATGCTAGCCCACACTTACAAAAGCGAAGAAAATCAGAAACCAAAGGATAAGCCCAAAGATGTTGAATATGAAATGAAGCCTCGGGCAATTCCGCTGGATTTGGACACCAAGTGAATAGATATAACTGTTCGTCTAAATCAATCAATGATTCGTATTCGAATACAGTAAGAACCTTATCCACTATAAGAGGGAGTTCTTGTTCAAGTAGCATATG